ATCATCAATCAGGTCAGCCCACTCATAAGTGGTGAGCGCGACCATGCGCCGAGAGTGAGGTGTCTCGACTAGTGGTGTGTCGCCGTGGCGCGATGTGCGCGCGATGGCGGCGCTTTCTCCGATTTGGTCGAAAACGATTTCTTCAATCTAGTTCGTTAAACTAGACCGGCTGCACGAAGCAGCTCCCCTGCCTTTCGGACAGGGACGAGACTATATCATCACCCTAGAAACTAGGGGCTAGGCGCTTCGGACCACTTGGCCCTACTCCCCGAAGGGATAGTCGTTGAATGGTACACTACTTGAGTGTCTTCACTGCGGATTGTCCCTATGTTGACAATTTTTACAGGTCGCTACTGTATCACTACGTAGTATTGTATGTCAACCCTAACAGGAGATCCCCGCAATTAGAATAGTTTACAAAACAAATTTCTTTGTTAGGCGGCTATATAACTAACCGAACCCTTAGACGCTATTTGCGAGAAGGCTCTCATTACACCAGCGGAATCCTCAACAGACAAACCAAAAGCTGTTGAAGCTTCTGATGCAGCCAAGAAGATTTCTTTAGTTGTTTCTTGGCTCATCCCAGCTGCTCGTGTTGCTGTAGCAATCTGTTGGAAGCCTTTTGCGGTTACTTTCAAGTCTCTACCTAATTCGTTGGCAGTGTCCTTGATGAAACCGAAGTCTCTCTCTGCTTGTTCTGCTGTACCGGAGGCGGCTAACATAGAAGCACTGAGACTAGATATATCTTTAGATAAGTTTAGGAAACCCCTGAAGCCTTCAATAACAGCGAACACTGAGATATAGGCACCAGCTAAGTTCTTAATACTTCGTGCTGCAGAGTTACTTGCAAACTTAGCAGCGGAGAGTTTCTTGTTATTGAGAGCAACCTGTCTGGTAGCCTCCCTAGCAACAACCCCTAGGCGCATATACTCGTTGCGTAACCGTTCAATAGCTTTAGGGTCAGAGGTCTTACTGGCCTCCATCCTAAGGGCTCTTATGCGCTCTATGACGCTTTGTATACTAGCCTTAAGCTCCTTACTCTCTGTGCGGTTGAACACCCCTTTTAAGGAGAGTTCCTTGCTTTCCATTGTTCGCTCAAAGCCGCTAGTATCTATAGGCCTAGACCTCATAGTGGGGCCAGAACGTCTTGGCCTTGGTCGCCTAGCTACCTTACCACTACCTTCTTCAGGAACCACCTTTGGTCGCATGGGTTGGCGAGCCACTACTGGGTCGAGTCCCTTAGGAACCTTGAGGGTTGTACTCCCTATCTTCTTCTGTAGTTTAGCTATCCTTGCGAGGGAGTCCTCAATTGCTTTAAGCCCCTCTAAGGCTTTCTTTCCTTGAAAGCCTATACTGAGCGTGTGGTCATCATTCTTTGCCATAGGCACCCTACCTTATTTCTTTTTAGACTCAAGGATGTTGTCTTTATTAACAGCTACCTCTACTGAGTCAACCATTTCAACTACCTGTTTTAATTCCCAAAATTCAGGTAGAGTGTACTCCCACTTTAATTTCTGAAGGCAACTCTCAGGGGTGTTCTTAGACAGAACTACATTGTAGAATACCCAGTTATTATCCTTAACAGTTGACTGGCTATCTATGTCTGTCATTACCCTTGTGAGGTTTGGCCCTTTGGAGTCATTAGTCCCTCCAGAGAAGGGATTTCTAAACCCTTTGCCTTCAGAAATTTCGTAAAAAAACTTCCGAAGTTAACCTGTAGGCTGAAAGCAATCAACTCAAACAACTCGTCATATAGTCCTGCAAACTCTTCGTTAGCATCGAATGAGCTACCATCTTTCAGGCTACCATTCAGTAGTTGTTGTACTAGTTGTAAGATGTCTACCTTATCCATCTGTGAGGTTAGCACCAAGGCGATAGATGTGAGAGGTGTTTCATCCTCTGTCCAACCTTCGTTACTTTCTTGGTCAACAATCATAGAGATAACTGGGAGGGCCAACTCTGACAATTGCTTACCGACAGCTAAACCAGTGAAGGCTGGTAATAGCTTAATGCTGTAAACACTACCGTTGATAGCCTTCTCTTGGTAGCCCTTCTTAGTCATAGCTTGTTGAGCTAATTCTGCAATACTCATAATTTGTTTCCTCTAAAATAGGGCACCTCTTTGGGTGCCCTTATTATTATGGTTTAGCTATTTACGATGGTATCAATCAGGCCAGTGATTCGTGATGCATCATCAGCAACACCAGCAACATCCTCAGGAGTTGACAGGAAGCGGATACGCTCACAGAAGAATGTCCAAGAGAAGGTGTTACCGTTAGCAGTACTGCTTAAGGCGATCTCTGGAGACTCTTGGATATGGCAATTGGTCATGATTGCAATAACAGAACCTGAAGGGTCAGTTACTGTAAGAGAGCCGATGACAGGGACACGAGTAGCTTCCTGATTGGCTAGGACACCAGACAAGATCCAGTTAGCTGGGCCATTCTGTTGTGTCTGAATAGTACAAGTACCTGTTTCATCTGGAAGGTAAGAGATGTTGACTTGACCGTCAGCACCTGTCTCTGCCTCTGTGATAGCGCTTGTACGAGAGAATGTTACGAAGCCGTCAGGAGCAAGCCCTGTTAGGGCGACACCTGCCCAAGCAACTGTTACATTACGTGAACTATAAACTGGTAATGCCATTATTTAGTTTCCTTAAGATTAAGAGTTAGCGTCTAGTGTCAAAATGCCTTGGACATTTACAACGTGGATGGCACCTGCAAGGAAGCCTGTGAAGCTGGCATTCAATGTACGAGAGGACTTATCACCGAAGCTGACATCTTTAGCTTGTGGGAAGCTAACAGTGTATGGGTTCTGTGATTGAAGGATGTCGGGCTTACCTTCTTCGGTAACGTAACGATCCAATACAGAAGTCATAACAGACTTCATCTCGTTAATTCCGATATTATCGTAGGTAACCTTCAAGCTATTGATCAGCTTGTTCTGATAGGCTTCCGTAAGACGAGCAATCAAGAAATCCTTAGAGCGAACAACATCCCACCACTCACCACCAGCAACCTTGAAGTTACGCGTGATAGTTAGGCCACCAACGTCTTCGGTGAAACCAGCGTTACGAGCTACTAGGTTGTTCTTCTGGGTAACACTCAAAGACTTACCAGTGGCTGGATCTTTAGTGTCAGTGAAGCCAGCAATACGCTGGTTATCCCAAGTGATAGTACCTGCACGATAAGGAGCGCCTTTAGCTACAGCACCACACTCAAAGAACGCGTTGTTGTCATCGTAGAACAGGCCAGCAGACTGGATATAACCTAGGTCAGCTAGTTTACCCAAAGTATCCGCAGCATTTACTGGCTCAGATAGAGCAGCAATAGAAGAGGCATCGTTAGTTGCTACAGCATAGAACTTCTTAGCTGGCTCTACAGCAGCAGCCATTGCCAATACCCAAGCTTGGCTTTTATCTTCTGCAGTAACGAAGTAGAAGTCATCGTTCTCTTCTTGGATCGCAGTAAGAGTGTCAGCAGCAACTTCTGTAGGGGCGTGCTGTACAGTGATAAGGGCTACACCAGATACGGAGAAGTCATCTACACCGGACTTAGTTAGGGACAGTGAGCCAGTATTATCTACAACAGTTACGCCAGTAGGAGTGCCCAAGGCAGTAACCAATGCAGTGGCAATAGCAGTGGCAGTCTCAGAACCAGTTGTGGTAGTGAAAGAAGCATCCACTTTAACGTCATCAGTACCAGTGACAGAGATAGTGTATACCTGACCAATAGCTGTAGCAGCTGCTGGAGTACAATCTACAGAACCTGCGTCACGGCGACCTAGCATGATTTGAGCTGGAGCTGGGTTCTGTGCGAACATAGCAGCAGCACCAATGTAGGCGTTGGAAGTAGTAGGAACATCACCAGCTACCGATTCGATGTCGGTGTAAACACGTACACGTTCTTTGAACCAAGCATTGGCAGTGATGAATAGGGGAATCCCGAAGCCAACCTGCGTGACAGCTTGTGTCTGTAGGCTGATCGAAATGTTTGAAATAGCTGTATATGCCATTTAAGTATTTCCTTTTGTTTAGGGGTTTGGTACATCAATAGTGAAAGGTAGAGGTGATGGATCATCTTCTGATACAGCCAATTCCCCTTCTACGTGGATACTGTCGATAACACTCTCATGAGCCTCATCCACAAGTGTGTCGGTAATACTCATAACTACAGTGAAGGTTGCAGACTCTACGTACTTATCTGCTAAGAGTTGAGGTAGGCTATCTATAGGGTTTGTATTAACTACGTTACCCCCACCAGTCTCATTACATATCTTGTTAAGGATTCTGTCGAACCTAAAGAAACCCTCTAACCTGTTGGCTATGGTGTAAGAACCTGTACCGTATACTCGGTACTGAATAAGGACATCGTAATTAGTCTCTGACAGGATATCGTTATTACTGTCTGCGTAACGGTCATAGAGCCAACCATTCGTCTGGTTGGTTGACAGTACATCAAGAACAATGTAAGGGTAGTCAGGTTTAGGTATATCCAACCTAGCTTGAATAACTGCTGGGTGAACCCCTGCAATCTTAGATAGGCTATCTCC